TCGGCATCGAGCACCAGCAGGGCATCGGTGCCGGCTGCGCTAGGGCTGACCCCGTAGGTGGCCTCCGTCTTGACCATCAGGATCTGCCGCTTGTTCGATGCCATCGGTCGTTACCTCGGGAAATTCAGCGGGGGGTTGGTTGACCCATTCGCCATCAACCAGCAGGAAGCTGCCAGCGGTGGTGGGCCAAGGGGGGAGATCAGCGGTCATGCCGTCAGATCGGAAAGAAGGGTCCGATACCTCACAGAATAGGAAGAGCTCAGAATGCCGATCTCTCCCGGCTCGGCCTTCCATTCCCGACTCTGGGGGTAGCAGTGGATCACCTGAAGTCCGGTGAAGGTGGCGGCCATCAGGCGGCTGTGCATGTCCACCCGGATCGGATCAGCCAGGGTGCTCAGCGGCGAACCGCTGATCAGGATGTCAATGCTCACCGTCAGGTCGGTGTTGATCGGTCCGGTGGTCGGCACCTCGTCGCTTTCCCCCAGCGGCTCCACCACCAGGCAAGGCATCTCTGATCTGGCCACCGCCTCCCAGCGGTCCCGGAACACCCGGGAGCTGATGCCGGTGGTGGGGGTGATCGCGGTGACGATCGCCGCCAGGATCCGTTCGGCTTTGCTCAGCGTCATGGCCTGGGCTCTACATCGGTGTCAGGCCGGCGGCGCCGACCCAGGCCCAGCAGGCGCCCAGCGGCAGGGATGGCGCCCTGGATGGGGCTGGGCACCAGCACGCCTAGAGCGACGTTCCAGCGGGCGTCGCAGGCCTGATGCGGCGATGGAGCCCGGTATTCGCAGATGCCGATGTACCCGGCCAGCAGCGCCACGACGGGCCAGTTCATGGCTTCACCTGCTGATGCTCGACCGGAACGGCAAGCCTGAGCTGGAACATGGTCGCCAATGCCGGGATCCCCACCGCCAGCACCAGGCCAATGCCGGCGATCTGGGCGAGTCGGGATTCCAGAGCGCGCTGGCGGCTGAACAGCGCATCAAGATCCTTGGTGATCCTGGCTACGTCTTCCTTGCGCTCGGCCATGATCGAAAGGATGTTGTCAATCTTGGCGCCCAGCTCAGCAAGCCGGACATAGATGTCCCGGTGCGATACGTCCTCTGGTGGCATAGCGGATACGGGCGTTGTGCTCATTCTGCCGACGGCTGCAGGGAGTAGGTGGGGGTGAGGTTGTACAGGGCGAGAAGACCCACCAGCTCCTGTAGCTGCGTTTCCTGTGCGCTACTGCCCGCCAGCTCCATCAACCTCCAGATCGACTCCTGGATGTCGGCCTGGTTGGCGTTGCCGTTGATGGCGTCAAGCATCTCAACGCGCAGCCTCACGGTGCGCAGTTCAATCGCCTCGGAATATCGGGCCATTGACATCATCCCTTGCCAGGCCGCAGTGCCCTTGAACGCCGCCCAGAAACCAGCGTAATTTGGTTCCATCAATAGACACTCTCGACATATATCTTGTACACGGACAAGGTGACGGCGTTCGCGGTTACGTTTGCAGTGCCGTTGCTTGCTTGACACTGCGGAGACATTGTTACGGTTGCTCCAGGAATGTTGGCCGTTGTAGAGTTTGTGTAGGTAACTCCGTTGCTTACGTCGTCCAACCTAAAGAAAATAGTGCCACCATTTGGGGCGCAATACATACTGAATTCCAGCAGCGGTGAGTTGGTCACCAAGCTTGCTGTGAGGTTGATGGGCAGCGCGTTCCTAGTAGTGCCGTCGTGGGTAACAAAGCTCAGCGCACCAGATCCTGTCGCCGGGTCGGTGGTGATGTGAGAAAGGCCACAAAATGGACCGGCCGAGGTATCGGAAATGCAAATTGAGGCCGCAAATCCCTGCCCTTGCAACCCCGTAAATAGCCTTACAGTCGCAGCGGGACAAGTAATACGAAACCGGGAATAGTAGAAAAACCCGCCGGTATTGGCAACGTTACCTCTAAAGAAAGCCCTTAACTCGGTGGCGTTGCATCGTGGCCCTAACTGTTGGTCCGTGGTTGTAACTACATTTGAGTAGGCGGTGCGCCTGCCAGCGCTGGCTACGTCCGTTGCAGCAGGCGCTGGGTGGGTAACTGTCCCATTTGAAGTCCATGCTGGCTGGAAAGCGCTACTCCCGGTTCCCGTTGTTGTGCTCGCCGGAGCAAAAAGCATGATGCTATTACTGAATATGCTGGGCTGCAACAGCGTGGCTGCACCAGTCGGCCCCTGCATGGCCAGCATAAACCTGTTGGCTATATCAACCGGATATGGAACAACGCTTGACGCATCCGCCGCAGCAGGTGTGCTAACTGGGGTGGTTAGTTGAAGGTTGTTGGAATTGATCTTTACGTTGGTTGCGCCCGCGAATGCGCCCGCATCGTTGTACTGAACCTGAGTGGTGCTGCCGCCTGGAGATCCGCCTCCTCCACCGCCAGTTGCCGCCAGTACGCCACCAGTCAGTGTCAGGTTGGCGCCGATGCTGATCTCCTCGACCGCACCCGTAGTTGCTGTGGTTCGACCCAGCAGGCGGGCCGTCGCCATGGTCAGGCCCGAGCCGGTGATGGCGCCAGCGGTGGCCTTTGCAGCGTCGTTGCCGTTAAGCTTCTGAATCGCCGTCAAGATCGAGTCGGTTGCGGCGATGGTCCCGGCGCCGCTGGTGAAGCCGGTCAGGACCGATGCGATTGGCACCGTGCCGTTGCTGGCCGCTGTGAGCCTGCCTGCGGCATCAACCGTGAAGCTGCCATAGGTGTAGCTGCCGGCGCTCACCGCTGTAGCAGGCAAGTCGGCCGCCACCAGGGAGCGGAAGGTCGGAGCGGCGGCCCCACCCGTGGTTGGGCCAGCCCAGACGAGGTTGGCGCTCTGCGTGGCCAAGGTGGCGGTGAGCGTGCCGGTGGCGGTGACTGGGGAGCCGGTGACCGAGAAAAGGCCAGGCAGGCTCAGGCCAACGCTGGTGACCGTGCCGCTGCCACCACCACCAGCGCCGGTATCGCCGCGGGGGATGGTGAAGTTGAAGACGGCCGCGCTGCTGGTTCCGGCGTTCGTGACGCTGGCGGATGTGCCAGCGGCGCCGGTGGTGACGGTCCCAACAGAGATCGTGGCGGCTGTGCCGTTGGTTCCGTTCGTCCCTGCGTCGCCTCGGGGGATGGTGAAGTTCAGCGTGGCCGCCGAGGATGTGCCGCTGTTCGTGACTGATGCGGACGATCCGGCGGTGCCTGTGGTCACCGTGCCAACGCTGACGGTGGCCGCCGTGCCGTTCGTGCCGTTCGTTCCGGCGTCACCGCGGGGGATGGCGAAGGCCAGCACGGCGGCGGAGCTTGTGCCGGTGTTCGTGACCGTTGCTGACGATCCCGCAGCGCCTGTGGTCACCGTGCCAACGCTGACGGTGGCTGCCGTGCCGTTCGTCCCGTTTGCTCCGGCGGCGCCGATCAACGAAACGCCAGAGCCCCACGCGCCGGCCGTCTTGGGGCCATACAGGCGCGTGGCTGCCGTGTCCAGGTAGATGTCACCGTTGACGCCCAGGGCGCTGCTAGGGGCGCCGCTGCCGCTCAGGATGGTGTTGCCGCCGCCGCCGCTGCCGGTGGAGAAGTAGCTCAGCGCGCTCCAGGCCGTGGCGCCATCGCCGATCTTCAGCTTCCTGGCGTCAGTCTCAAACCCCCATTCGCCATTGAGCAGGACGGGATTAACCGTCGTCCAGTTCGCAGCCGTGTCGCGGCGGATAACAATGCGGGCCGGGATCGTTTGGCTCATGCTCCACCACCGTCGTAGAGAGTGCCGGAGGCAAGCGCGGCGCCACCGTCCAAGATGTAATCAATCGCGGGATCTGGATCCATCTTCACCAGCGGCACCCGGCAGAACGTGCCGTCGTCAAAGCGCTGCGGCTGGGTTTCAACCTTGTAGCTGGTGCTGTCAACCGTCACCAGGTCGCCATAGCTCAGGCTGCCGAAGGTGGCTGTCGGCACGGTCAGCAAATAATCAATGATCGTGATTTCGCCGCCGAGGATGATCTCGGAGTTTTGGTCAAGGACGCCAACACCTGAAACGGCTCCAGCGGTCACCGCCACGCCGAAGTCGGCGAGGAACGGATCGAGCGACTCGGTGAAAGCCATCAGGTGGGCTCCTTTGCCTTGCGCGTCGGCTTGGCTTCAGGCAGCTCGGTGGTGGCGCGGCCCAGGCGCACCAGGATCGCCGCGTCGTCGTCGGACACGTCCTGAACGGTGCCGGCCTCCAGGGCCTGGCCGCTGGCGATGGTGTTGCGCAGAAGGAAGATCTTCATGTGGGAAAGGGGCGGCAGATGCCGCCCCGGTCAGGGTTGGGAGCCTGAGCCCCTATCAGCTGGTCGTCACGTCGAGGCAGGCTGCGAAGCACTTGGGATCGCGCACCGCCACGTCGTAGGTCACGATGCCCCGGACGCTGGTAAGCGCCTTGGAGAAGTCATCGGAGTCCTCGCCCACGGTGATCTCGAGGCCGTTGCCCCAGAGGCCGACCATGGCCTGGCTGTAATCACCGATCACCACCGCCGAGCAAACACCGGAGCTGGTGCCTTTGGTCAGGGTGGAAGGCACCTGGTTGGTGACGTAGATGCCGTAGCCGTTCACCACCGAAGGGGTGGCGCCGCGGCCGATGGCCAGCAGGTTGTCATTCACCAGGAAGGGACCGTCCGTGGTGGTGGAGCCACCAGCGCGGAGCTTCTTCAGGTTGCCCATCACCTTGGCGTTGGTGATGTAGTTGACCGAGTTGCGATCAACGGGGACGTTATCAATCGTGAGCTCGGTTTCAAGGTTCACCAGGGTTTCCATGGTGATCGCGCCGCCGTTGGTGCCGATCGCCACCGAACCGATGCCGCTGGTGCCCATGATCCCCAGAGGCTGGCCGGATGCGCCGGAGCCGTTGAGGATGCCCAGATCCATGGCGACGTTGATGCCGTCGATCAGGTCGGTGCGCACCAGCTGCTCGATGCCAGGGGTGGCCTGCAGCAGGGTTTGGCGGCTGTACTTGGACAGCGCGGCCAGGTTCTTCGGCGAGAGCGTCACCTGGTCGAAGGTGGACTCCGACTGGGTGATGGCGGTGGTCTGGCTGCTCAGGTAGTAGGTGGATGCCACACCAGAGCGGCGGGGAATTGCCACGTTGCCCTGCAGGCCGGGCATGGTGCGAACACCAGCGGCGAGCATCACACTGCGGTTGCGCAGGAACTCAATGAAGTCCTGATCCAGCAGATCGGTTTGCACCAGGTTGCCGCCGGTGGTGGCGCCGCTGGTGACGTAGGTGGCCCGGGTGAGAGCAGAGAAGGGAATGAAGAAAGCCCGCTCGGCCGAAGGTGCGCGGCCCATCGACTTCTGCACCTCGGCGCTCATTTCGCGCACCAGGCCGGCTTCGTAGGAGCTCCAATCACCAGACAGAGCGGCACGGATGCCGGCGGTGATATTGAAGCGGGTGGCGTCGCGCTGGTCCATCTCAACCGGCTTGACGGTTTCGACAGGCTTGGCGCTGATCTTCTCAAGCACCGCGGCGCGGGCTTCGTCAATGCTGCGGCCGTTTTCGATCAGGGTGGCGCCCAGATCCTTAAGGCCGTGGCGCGCGGTCAGGGCGTTGATGCTGGCAATGCGGGTGCGCTCGGCGTTGGCGGCTTGTGCAGCCGCTTCCGCCCGCACCGCCTCGAGGTTGAGGTTGGTGTCTTCCATTGGGGTTGGGGAAGGAGTAGGGGTCGGGGTTGCGGCTGGGGCCGCTCCATCGGTGTCGAGCTTTCGCCCGATGCCAATGGTTGGATCGGCAGGGATGCCGACCACGGACACTTCGTAGGGTTGCCACGAAGTGGCGACGAAGTTGTCGCCGCGCTCTTCCATCTGGTTGATGAAATAGCCGACCGAGACATTCCGTAGAACGCCATCGGCCACGTCGGTCATCACCTCCTGCGCAAACGCATTGCGGCTGAACTTGACCGACACCATGCCGCGCATCTTCTCGTTGTCGATCCAGGCACGCTGAACGACGCCGATCACGCGCGATGGGTCATGGTTGAACAGGACCGGAGCGCCATCCTGAAGGCGGCCCAGATCAACGGAGCCGCGCTCATGGCTCAGCACTTCGTTGCCGAAGTAGCGCTGCACCGGGTATTCGCTGGAGAAGCTGAACTCCATCGTTCGGTCTTCGCTGCTGATGGCCGCACCATCCAGCGACGCCGCGCGGCGATGGGTCTGGCCCTCCAGATCACGCATCAGATCCATTACTCTCCCCGTCTTGGTTCAGGCTAGGAACTCCGGTTGGGTCGCTCGTAGTAGCCGAGCCGGTTGGGTCGGCAGAGCCACCCTGCATGTCGTCGGCGGGGTTGGAGTCAAAATGCAGATCAAGCTCTTCAGCCCGGTCCACCTCGGCCTTGCGTGCAATCAGCAGCTCCTCAAGGTCGCCGCCCTGCTCGGCCACCACCTGGGCCTGGGTCTTGGTGCCCGAGCGGATGGCCAGATTGTCGGCTTGGGCATCTTTGAGCGGGTCGATGTAGCTCCAGCCGCGGGCCATCCACCGGCAGGCACAGAAGCGATCGGGCGCCAGGTCGTAGCTCGGCAGGCTGAGCGCACCGCTGAGCACGGCGGCCTCGATCCAGCGCTCGAACACCGGGGTCAGCAGCTCGTCGATCAGGTACTGCTGCAGCACCTTCCAACAGTCGCGGTCTTCGATCTGCGCCAGGCGGGAGCTTGAATAGTTAGACATCGAGTAATCGCCGGACAGCGCGGCATAGTTCACGCCAATGCCCGAGGCAAACGCTCGCAGCATCCCGCGCACGAACGGCTCCAGCTGGCCATCCGGCGCGTTGATCTGCGGCACCTCCACGGACTGGCCGGGGAACAGCGTCTTGAACATGCCCGGCTCAAAGGTGGTGACGTGCTCGCCGTCGATCACCTCTTCTCCGTAGGTGTCGCCAGCGCCTTCTGGGCTGGTGATGAATCCCATCAACGCCGACGCTGCCCGGGCCCGCACCAGAGCCGCTTGCTCATAGCCCGCCAGGTGGTGAAGCCGTTGAATGCCAGCGGCAAACCACGACACGCCCCGGGTCTGCTGCGGGCGCTCCGGCACGAACAGATGCAGCACTTCGGCAGCTGGCACCAGCAGATGGCGCGCGCTTGGGTTGTGGCCGCCCAGGGCTGTGTCGCCGGGATGCTTGGCCAGGAAGGCATACCGAACAGGCCGCCCCCACTGGTCCACCTCCACGCCCATGCGCCACTCGTTGCCCGGCACCGTGCTGCCGCCGGTGTAGTTCTCGTCCAGCTGGTCGCTCTCAAACACCTGCAGCGCCAGCGGTATCCGGCCGCCGCCAAAGGCCTGAGGCACCAGGCGGATCAAGATCTCGCCGCTTTCGACCATGGCGCCCATCGCCATGCGCTCGATTTGGTGCAGGTTCAGGCGGCCGGCAACGTCACAGGTGGCCTTGCGGGTCCACTTCTCCCAGGCCGCTTCGATCTGATCGTTCACCATCTGATCCAGCCGGCCGCCGCCGCGCTGCATTCGCACCTGCATCTGCAGCCGGATGCCGGTGCCGACCACGTTGTTGGTGACCAGCGACTTCGCCCGCTTGGCGTAGTCGTTGTCCCGCACCAGCTGGCGGGCCCGGTTGCGCAACCTGCTGATGCTGCCCTTGATCTCGCTGTCGGCGCTGCTGCCGCCGCTCACCCAGTCAGCCGTGAGGCGCGACACCGTGGCACCGGCATAGGCGCGGCGTTTGGGAGGTTTGACTGCTGCGGGCTTGCGCAGGCCCAGCCGTTCACGGATTGAGAAGCCAAGACCGAATGCCATCAGCCAAACCTCACGAACAGATTGCGCGGATCGCCCAGGCCATTGGCCATCCGCTCCGCCGCTTCTTCCTTGGCCACGTCGGCCTTGAGGCGGTTCTCAAGCTCGATCAGCTCGGCCAGGCTGAACCGCTCCAGCTGGCGACTGCCAATCGTGTAGCGCTTCACCGCGCCACCGCTGATCAGGCTGCGGATGGCGGCCTGCACCGCGTCGAGGTCTTGCCGCGCTTGGCTGCGGCCATCAAAGGCGGCAGGGGTGCCGGTGTAGTTCAGGGCCGCCAGGATCGTGAGCGATCCGGTGCCGGTGGTGATCGCGTTGGCGCCGTTGGTGGCCCGGGCCTGCCAGTACCAGGCGCCGGCCGCCAGGGTGGCGGAGCTGGTGGCGCTGATCGTCGTCTCCCAGCCGCTGCCATAGCTGGTGCTGGCTACGGTCAGGCCGCCAGTGGCACCAGCAGTAGCCGAACGCAGGAAGTACGACAGCGACCAGGCCGCGCTGGTGACGGCATTGTCCAGGCTGTCGGTGGTGGCGTCGTCGCGCCAGGCCACCGTGTCACCGGCGCGAATCGTCGCAGGGATCGTCATGGCATCAGGCTAGGAAGCCTGATCTCACCAGTTCGTTAGAAATGATGGCTGCGCCGGTGTGGCCCTGGCCTGGCGTTGGGGGGTCGCGGCTGGCTTGGCGAGCTGCGCCTCCAGCTGATCCCACATCGTGGCCCGGTTGTAGCGGCGGGCCACCAGCTGCAGGGCGGCATAGGCCATCCGGGTGCAGTCGCCGGCTTCGTCGCGGGAGCCAGCAGGTAGCACCCAGCTGTAGGTGGTTTGGCCTTTGTCGCGCTTTGGCATTCGCTTCCAGGGGAACAGCTCAGCCAGGAATTGATCGGTTGAGCCTTGGCCGAAGTGCAGGTAACCGGGGCCAGGTTGCTCATTGCGCAGGCGGCCCTGGAGGTGGTTCACGCTGGCGTCGTAGCCGACGTTGAACAGCAGCACGCCGCGCTTGGTGATGCCCTGGTTTTTCCTGTTTACATCCACCGGCACGCCCCGGCCGATCAGCGGTTTGCCTTTTTGGTGTGCGCCCTTCATCGGCACCCAGCTCGATGTACGGCTGCGGCACCAGTCGCGCACCTCATGGGTGGCATAGCCGCCGTCGTCGATGCCGCCCATGGTGAGCCTAAGTTCGGTGCCATCGGCCTTGCGCCATTTGGTCTTGGTGATCTGATCCAGCTGGGCCAGCGTCTCCGGCTGCTGCGGGTCGCCATCGATCTCCCAGTGGCCCAGGTGCCAGCCTTCCTCACCACGGCCCCAGCCCCAGACCGTCAACACCAGCCGCTCGCCGGTGGTGCCGCCGCCGCCCTGGACATCCACGCCAGCGGTCAGCAGCAGTACGCCATCAGGCACCGTGCCCTCGGGGTAGCCGTTGCCGGCTGCTTCGTTCTTGCGCCGCTGGGCCAGGCCGTCGCCGGTGAGCTTGCCTGATATTGAGTCTTCCCACGGCTCGCCTAGGACCGTGTTGTGAAACGTCTGCATCGCGTCGGGGTCGCCCTTGCGCATGGCATCCAGGGCTTCGGCGTGCTCACGCACCAGTACGGACCAGTCCGCTGCCGGGCTGTAGCTGTAGGCCGCCCAGATGTGAAAGCTCACCAGGCCCGGCTGCTGGCTCACCGCCGTGGGGCGCCACTCGCCGCGCTCCACCATCCAGCGCTTCTTGCTGTGGGGGATCGGCTCGGCGCAGTTCTCGCAGGCGTAGTGACCGGCGTGCTCACCCTCGCGAATCATCTGCTCCCACCTGAGCACCTGCATGGCCTGGCAGAACGGGCACGGCACATAGAACCGCCGCTGATCGCCACGCAGGAAGGCTTCTTCCGTCTTGCCACCGGCGAAGATCGGAGTGCCGCCCTGGCCAATCTTGCGGTCCCAGTAGTAGTCCGCCCGGTTGCGGCCCAGCTTGATCGGGTCGCCCTCGTCGAGCTTGGGGTAGGCGTCAACCTCATCGAACAGCACCACCTTCCGGCTCTTGCGCCGAAAGCTCCGGCCGCTGGCTGCGTTCACGATGTCGATCAGGCCGCCGTTGGCCAGCTGCTTCAGAAGGATCGTGTTGCTGGCGGTGCCGCGGGACTTGCTCTCTGAGATCAGGCCGCGCAGCACCGGCGTGTCCTCAAACAGCGGCTTGATCTCCTCCTTCGAGTAGCCTTCCGCGTCCTCCTTGACCGGCTGCACGATCATCACCGGGCAGGGATCCTGGTGGCTGAAGAACTGCACCACCACGCCGAGCATCTTTGTCCAGCCCACCCGGGCGCTCTTCATGATCGCCACCGTCTCCACGGCCGGATCGGTGAAGGCGTCGAGGATCTCGCGCTGGTACGGCAGGGTGTTCCACTTGCCTTTCTCGGCCGCGTTGCCGGTCATCACCGCGAACTCATCGGCGTACTCGCTCAGCCGCAGCCGCGGCGGTGGCTTGAAGCCCGCCAGGATCTGCCGGGTGAGCTCCGCAGGGTCGGCGCCGATCATCCCTTCACCTCCCCGGCCGCCAGCTCATCGAGGGCCTCGCGGATCAGCGTGGTCAGTAGCTCCACCTCCTCGATCTCCAGGTGTGGGATGCGCTGCTTGGCGGTGCTGGGCACGCCGAGCAGGCGGGTGCGGGTGATGTTGACCGCACCGCCCCAGGCGAGTTCCACATCCTCGCGGCGGAGCAGCAGGCCCTCCTGCGTCTTGCGTTGCAGCTCCAGCAGGTTGGCCTTTTCGTATTCGCTGCGGGCGCGGCTGTCGTTGTAGGCCGGCAGCTCCTCAGGTTCTGGCGCCCTGGGCGGTGGCGGCGGCGGCTTCGGCTGTGGCTTGGCGCGCTCGGCCGCTGGCCGCAGCGGGTTGGGTGAATCGGTGCGGGTGCGGGTGATCGCCGCCCAGCGCTGCTCCAGGTTGTCGCGCTCAATCAGCGGGTTGCCGTCAGGGCCCGGCACCGTCTCCAGCTCGTTGCGCTGGATCTTGCGGTAGATGCTGCCCCGACTCTTGAGGCCGAGCACCTTGGCCGCTTCCCCCACGCTGATCAGCACTTAGCCCGGCTTGTCGCACCTTGTCACAAGCTAGGGAAGGTGTGACAAGGTGCTGTGACAGGTCCTGGGAATCGTGTGCGCTCCTAATCCATGGGGTCGCCTTGTTGCGAGCAGTTCTCAACAGAAAATCTGGGCTGCTTGGCACCGGCACTTTTCCCCAGGGGCGAAGGACCCTGAGACCGGGGGGTGCCCCGATCACCGCCCGCCATACCCTCTGGCGATGTCATTCAGCTTCTTCTCAAAGCCTTTGATGAACTCGTCATTGATCAGCCGCGCTGCTGTGGCCTGCAGCTCAAGGGCATAGCGGCCTTTGCCAAGGAAGATCGAACCGACCGATGGACCGTAGACCGTGCGGATGCGGCCCTGGCTGTCCTTGCGCCCGACTAGCTGGTTGCCACCCTTGCCGATGTAGACGAAGGCGCCGGTGTAGGGCTTGCGTCCATCGGCCCTGAGCACCACGGCGGTGAGCGGCCGGCCAGGCTTGACCGGCTTGCCCCAGCCCAGGCCGCGGCCAAGGCCAGGCTGCTTGCCTCCCCTACTGCCTGGCTTCATGCCGAACTGAGTCAGGGTTGGCGATGTGCGCCCGAATCGGATCGTTGCTGAAGTTCCATCAGGCGCGATCGATGCCCTGCTGATGTCCTGCTTGATCCTTGAGGCCTTGAGGTTGTAGCGCTCACCGATGCCCTTGGCTACCTGGGTCTTGATTGCGCCTGATGCTTTGGTCAGGCCCGCCCGTTGCGCCTTGGCGAACGTCTTGGGGTCAGTGAACTCAATCAGCTTCTGCAGCTGGCTGAGCCCTTCCAGCTGGAGTGTGATCCCCGCCATACCCCTTAGCCTTCCGAACCGCAATGACATCAGCGTAAGGATGTAGCTGCCGCCACAGCCACCCAGCTGACCACTGGGTTGGCGCGCTCACCAAGTGGTCACGGGTGCGGCAGGCGTCAAGGCGCACGGTGACCAAATAGCGGTGAACGATGGGGGCGGTCATGGCTTGATGTACCTGGCCCACTGCTCCAGGGTCAGCACGACCCGCCAGGTGCCGCCCCGGAAGCGCACCAGCGTGGCGGCGTGATCGGCCTGGGCATTGATGCGCTGATGCTCGGCTTCCTTCGGCTTCACCCTGGCCGCTGCGGCTGTATCGGCCCAGCTGGCCACCTGCACCACATGGCCCGGCACCCCGTCTAGGTCGCCGGTGTCGTCGGCCCTGCCAGCGCCCAGCTTGCGCCGCACTGGCACCCCCAGCAGGTCGGTGAGCAGCGCAGCCGCCTCGAGTTCGGCGCGGTCGCCTTTCTGCTTCTGGGGGTTGGTCAACGCTGAAACGCCCCACACCCGCGCGCGTAGTGCAGGCTCTCGGCAGCCTCAGGGATGCCGATGGAGCAGCGGCCATAAGTGCGGCTGCCGGACCCGTTATCGCTCTGCTCCCGCCCTGGCTGGTGGTGGAACAGGGAGCAGTCCTGGCAGGTCCGCACCATGGCATCTGGCTCCAGGCGTGGCAGGTGCGGCAAGACGTTGGCGTAGCGCAGACCCAGGCGGATCTGGCGCGTCATCTCACGGGTCAGGCCCACCTGCTTAGCCAGGGTTGCGCTGGTGATCTCAACAGGTGCTGTGAGCACCGCCAAGGCGATGGCTTCTCGTTCTTCGCGGGTCTTCACAGCTCCACCCCCGCGCAAAGGAACTCCAGCGCGTCTTGAAGCGTCAGGGGTCGTTCCGCCAGTTCTTCGATCACCACCAGCTCAGCGGCCAGGTGGATCACGATCGCCTTGGCCGTGTGGCTCATCCAGGTGGCCGAGCTATCCGCTTCCATGATCGCTTCGGTCATGGCAGACACGGTGCGATCGATCAGCGTGTCTTGCGTGGTGGTGTCGCTCATGGCTTCGGAGCGCGAATGGTCCAGAAGGGTTCGCCGACCTTTGAGGTGGCGCTGCCATCGGCCTCACTGGCCTTCTTGGCTGCCTTGGCCTGAGCATCCAGGCTCATGACGCCAGCGGGGTAGGTCCAGGACTTGCGGCCGGCTGACCAGGTGAAGGCGTAGTCCCGGTGGCTGAAACCGCCCTGATCCACTTCGCCGGCTTCGGCCAACACGCTGAGCCGATCAAGCAGGATTTCGTCAGCCTCCTTCAGGCGAGCCATGGCGGTGCGGACTTCAATGAGGCAGTCGAGAAGCTGATCGGCGTCCATGGAACCGAGATCAACCTTGACAGTCTGAACAAGATCAACCATGGGAGATCACCACGGCAAAGAAGGCAGTGAAGGCAAGCCAGAGCGCCATGTCGCCGATGCGCTGGCCGGTGTTGAGGCGTGGGGTTTGCATGGGGGTGTGGGTGGTGTGGTGGGGCTCAGAACTCTGAACCTGCCGGGACCTTAGCGGCTGGCTATGGCCATGGCGGTGCTGGGCGTCACGAAATGAAACCAGGCTCACAAGCCCGAGCCTTGAAGGTCGCCCAGGCACCAGCCCACGCCATTCGGCACTCCTGCAGGCTGTAGAGCGGCGAGAAGGTCGTAGAGCCAGGACGGCACCAGATGGTCTGTCCCGCGTCGTACAGGTTCCCCCAGGTGGCTTCCAAGGCCATGTAGCCCCCGAGCTGCGCGGCGGTGCTGTAGGTGCTGCCGTTCTCTCCCAGGCTCTTCAGGTCGGCCAGGATGCGCCGGCCGTCTTCGTCGATGTAGGCCACGTCAAAGGTGCCGGCCACCTTGCGGCGCAGGCAGCAGGTGGGGCGCTCGCTGGCGATCACCTTCAGATCGTGCCAGCGGTCGTGGGTCATCAACGGTTGAACCCAGTCGGCATAGGGGCCATCGACCAAGCTCTGGAGCTCCTGCAATCGGTCGTGCAGCTCCTTGCCGCGTTGGTAGCCGCTGGCATTTAGCGCCAGCTCCAGTGCCCTGTGGCAGCTATTTCCTCTAGGGGCCCACACCTCCCGCGTCGCCTCGATCCTGCTCATGGCGAAGTCGGACTTCAGGCAGCCGAGCACGCCGGTGACCGAGATCGGGAACTCCACCTCGCCAAGCCAATAGCGGTGCTCAGGGTCGCGCCGGTGAAGGCCGGGGATGGGTTGGAGCCAGGCGTGCGGGGTAGGCATGGGTGGTGGGGGTGGTGATGGGGGTCGCGCGCGCGTGGTGAATGGCTCCATGTGACTCCATTGGCTCAGACTCCAGAGCCTGACTGCTGTTTGGCCTTGTCACATGGGGATCACATGGTGATCACGCTGTGACAATTCTGAAATCGGACTAGCGGAGTCACATGATGACTGCCTGGTGATCTCCTTAAAACTCTCTCTATGACAGGGTTTTAAGTACATAGAGTCACTTGGGGATGGACGCTATTAAGGGAGATCACGGCGGCATCGGCTTGTCGCCGTTCCGCTCGAACCATTCCCTGGCCAACGGCGTCAGCTTCCAATGGCCAGGCATCGGACCAACCCTGGTCACCATGGGCCGCCTGCCGCCGCTGGCCCGCGTGAGGCTGTTGGCGACGCTGCCGCTGCTGTAGCCCTTGGCCTTGCCCAGCTGAGCGATGATCTCGCGCCGGTGCAGTGATGGCTTCCCGCCCTGCAACGCCTCCCAGAGCAGCTTGCCGACGCCGTGCCGCACATCGCGGATCACTTCCGTCATGGCGGTGACGGCGAGCCGGCCGGTGTCCTCATCGATCTGGTAGTTGAACTCCCGGGCTGTGCCCTGCCGGCACTTGCGCACGGCCCAGGTGCGGCGCCAGGTGCTGATGCGCTTCTTCCCTGCCGACTTGTCCGGCGGTCCCTCAAAGCCGTCATCGTCGCCGCCCTCCATGACCGGCTGAATGCTGTGGACGATGGACGGCACTTCCTTCCATGCCTTGGCGCCGGCCGCCTCGCCGCCGGCGGTGCCGTCGTGGTTCAGCCATAGGACGCTGCAGTGCTGGCAGATCACCTCCTTGACGAAGGTGAGCAGCGCCGTGACCTGGCCGTTGTCGCAGTAATTGAGATCAGCCCTGGATGTGGCGGCCTTGCAGCTGTCGATGATCACCAAGGCGATCTTCTCGCTGCGCACGAAGTCGAGCAGGCCCAGGCAGCCGCGCAGCGACGCCTCCCAGCCCATCGCAGCCTGATCGGTGTCGTGGGCCCACACATGGAGCCGGAGCCCTTCGTGCGTTGGGCTGATCGCCGGATGCTCGGCCTTGCCCAGATCCTGCAGGGTGCGGATCAATGGCGCCGGGCCCGAGTCGGTGGCGATCATCAGGACGCTGCCGGCCTGCGGCCGCGCTTCCCGGTCCAGGAAGCCGGTGCCATCGATGACGGCAAACGCCATCGCCAGCGCTGCGGTGGTCTTGCCAGCACCGGCCGGCGCATAGAGCAGCGCCTGATCGTTGGCTGGCAGAAAGCCCTCGAGCAGCCAATCCAGGCTGATCACCTTGGACAAGTCGATCGATCGGTAGGTGGGCCGCTCCTTTGGCGCGGTGCCGGCGCTGCGCTGCTCCTGCTCGGTGAGCAATCGGAACAGCGCTGCATTGATCTGGCCATCGGTGCGCCGGAACCGCGCCATGATCTCGGCCCTGGCTTCCATCTCGGTGTCGTCGTCCTGGCCGCGGATGGCCGTCAGCGTGACCGTCAGTAGCTCGCGGTAGGTGGCCGGTGGCTGCTGATCAACGTCAGCCGCCCCGGCGTCAGCGGCTGCGCCTGGGGCCTTTCCCGGCTGCTGCTCCCCCTGGGGGCGGCGGTAGCGGAACCCGCCGAGCGTGTCAGCCAAATAGTGCAGGGTGCCGATGGTGGTGCCGCTGCTCTTGAAGCTCTGCCACTTCGCTATGCATTCCTCCTCGTCGAAGTTGCTGCATCCCTTGGACCAGTCCACCCAGTCGCTCAGCAGGCCCGCCGAGACGCTGTGCAACGCCATGCCGACCCGCAACCAGCGGTCGTAGTCCTCACAGGGCGGAATGTGTTTCAGCAGCTCCTGGGCCCTGGGCACGTCGGCATCAGAAGCTGGCTGGTGTTCAGCCGCTGCCGGTTCCGTCGCGGCCTTGAGCATGGGCCACAGCAGCCAGTCCGGCGCATCGGCCACCTGCAGATCGGCAGGGGAGCGGCCATCAATCCAGCGGTAACCCTCGGTGTCAGGATGCGCCCCAGCGATCACGGACTGGTGCCCGGTGCCGCGCAGCTCCAGCACGATCCGGCCGGCATCGTTGTGCCAGACCCGCCGGCCGCGCAGATGGGGCCACAGCTCAGCCGGCACTCTGAAGGCCATCTGGCGGCGGTTGATCACGCCGCTGCTCCAGGCCACGGTCGGCGGCAGGTCTGACCAGATCCGGCCGTAGACCGCCTTGAACATGGCGACCGCACCGGTGCCGTCAAAGTCCACGGCGATCACGCCGGACGCCTCACCAAGCACCAGGCCCACGGCCTTCACGAAGCTGGAATCGGCCAGCTCGGCGATGCCGTCGGCGTCGTAGGTGTGGTGGCTCCAGTCCATCTTCATGTCCCCGGTTGCCGGGTCCACGGGCCGCTTGAGTCCATCGCAGGGGATCAGGCGCCAGTCGCTGTCCACCTGCTGGAGCTCCGCCAGGAGCTCAGGGGTGAGGGTCATCACAGGCGGGCCTGGCGATCGTTGCGGGCCTGGGCGCGTTCCTGCCGGCGCTTTTCATCGCGCAGGATCTGGCGGATCACGGTGGAGCGCGGCTCAGAGTCCCGAGCCTGATCAAGCCAGTGGATCAGGTCAGGCGGCAGCCGGACTGGGATGGGGTGCATGGGTGCGGGTCAAGCCAAGACAGCGTATCCGCGCCGGATACGGGATGGCAAGGCTGAGGGGATGGACCACGAAAGCTGAGTTTATGGTGTCTGACGCCCTGAGGCGGCCGTTTACGGGTAGTTCCGGCCATTTTGGCTTTGGGTGTTGACAACTCGGACTCCTGAGCCCTAACTTTTGGTCAACGCAAAAAGCCCCCGGCGCCAACCGGGGGCCAATGCCAGCCAATCGGCCGGGTCTGTCCTGACAGATCGATCCTACCGCTTGGCGCCTTGTCCTTCCACCTGACAACGCCATGGCTAACGCTGCCAACGTTCCCTACCGCCCCGAAAACTTCGTCGACCTGGAGCCGGTCCAGGCCAAGGCCGCCGAGCTTATGCCCGAAAAGCTAAAGCGCGCTGTGATCAAGGCCATCCAGGGTGGCGATCACCAGTTCAGCAACGAGTTCCAGATCGACAGCGCGGACGAGCAACGCTCATACACGCTGCAGCAGCTGATCAACAGCTACGAAAACGAAACCGACCTGCAGCGAATCGACCCTAAGTCTTCTGATTCCATTCTGTTCGGGCCAAACGGCATGATTCGCCGCCGTGGTGGCGGATCGCCTGCCTTGCTGACCGAAGACATCGAAGTTGGGTACATCGATGATCGGTTCAACCCGAAGATCGGACCCGTGATCACCAGTGGGCGAAACCGCCTCCTGGCCCTGCAGATCTTCATTCAAGCCGCCGCCCCTGGCGCTCGGTACGACAGCATCAAGATTCGCTGCAGCACCCGAAACTTCAAGTCTCGCGACGAGCTGGCCCGCCGCATTGTGCAGGCCAATACCGAGTCGCGGAACATGAACCGCGCCGAAACCCGCGAACGCCGCGCCGGTGCCAAAGGCCTAAACACTGCGAGTCGCGCCGGGCTGGTCGACTCATTGCCGAACATCACCAAGATTGACGACCTGGCGACTGCCTTCGGCGGCTTTATCAAGCTGTGTGCCATCGAGCAAAGCCTGAATGGCCTCACGCTCGATCAGTATTCAGCAGCCGGGGTGACCGCCTATGGCCACCTGCGCAAGGCCAACAAAGGCCTCAACAAGCGCATCAGCGATGACACCGCTGTGCTGGTCAAGATGGCCGACTCGGCTTGCGCCGCTCTGCCCGCCCTGGTGGAGCAGGCGATGGCCGACAAGTCGCGCGGACCAAAGAACAGCAAGCTGGCTCGGCTGCTGGCTGCCGAGATCGCGCGGCGCCATCAGCTTCTGATTCAGGCCTGATCCATGCCATAAACGTTTCGCGGCCCCACCTTGCAAAGGGGTGGGGTTTTTCTTGCCATGACCGCTGATCATTGCGCTACAAAGTGCGGGGCCGATCATCGTTTTGAAATGGCGCTTTTGGCCCATAAAAACGGCATGAGCATCAACGCCGCCGCAGACAAGTTTGGAGTAAATAGAGTGACGCTTCAACGAAAAGCTAAAAAAAGCAATCAGTTGCCAGTGGACGCGAAAATCACCACTGGCTCAGGTGTGCCAGTGGTGGAAGCGCAAAGCAATCATGCGCCAGTGGACGCGAAAATCACCACTGGCTCAGGTGTGCCAGTGGTGAAAGGCAAAGATGGCAGGGCTTACCGTAATTCTTATTTACCTGAAACTATTGCCAAGGCTATTGAGTTGCAAAGCAAAGGCAAAACAATTTCCGCAATTGCGCGCGAAGTTGAAGCGCCATACATGACAGTTAGCCGCTGGCTCAAAAAGCCCAGGCCCGAGCCGACCGCGCCCGCCGATCCGCCGCCGCTCATTCTGGAGTCTCCGGTTTCCGCCCCCAAGCCAAAGCGGCCCCAGGTGCCGGACAACTTGAAACAAGTGAATCAAAGAGAGCGCAGATGGCTGCGGGAGCGTTGGATTCAGATTGCCGATCATCTTGCCAAGGCGGAACAGCTGATCCGACTGGAGCACCACCGACTGCAGTCTGAATTTGCTGGGCCTCAAGGCAGCTTGATGATGACTAATCGATGGGAAGCCCTCGCCAAGCTATGGGCAGAGTCTGGAGAGCTTCAAGACTTCACGGCTGCCACTGGCAACCCCGAAGCCGTGACGCTTGCCGGTCTTTTCTCTGAGCTTGAAAGATCGTCCCGAGTTTCTAGCCAGTTGATCGGCTCCATTGAAATTTGGACCGGGTGCAGGCCTGATCCAACTCGCTACCAACACACCACCCCCACCCCCACAACCCCCCATGCCTAACCACCCCCACACCTTCTACACCGATCCCACGATCGGCCTGACCGTCACCGCCCACCCGGGCCCCGGCTATTGGGTCGTGAACTTCGTGCGCCGCAAGCGCATGACCAAGCAGCTCGACCAATGCGCCGCCTGGCTCCCGGCTGGCCGGTGGGATGACACCCGCTGGCACCCCGTCGGTGCGCGCCTGGTGCCGCCGGCGGCGCTGGCGGTTGTTGAAGACTGGCTGACTGAGCGCACGGTTCCCGTGGAGGTGGCGTCGTGAGCATCACTCCACAAACCAGAAACTGGCTGCGCCAGTCCGCCGCCCTTGATGGTGCTGTTGTTTCCCAAACTTTGCTGAACCTGCTGGAGCGGGTGGAGGCGCTGGAGGCTGCCCAGCCCGCCCAGCCCGCCCCGCCGCCCGCGCCTGCCGGGGGGTTGGTGGAGAGGGTGGCAACTGCTATTCACCCAAGCATTTGCGCCGACCCGAACCTGTATCGACACGAAGCCCGCGCCGCGATCCGTGAGGTGGCGGCGTGGTTAGACAGCAACGAGGGTCTTCCCGACTTGGCAACGTCACGCAACGCCGATGGCTGGGAAATGGCGGCGCAGATCCTGAATCAGGAGGCTGACCGATGACCACCCCCGACTTCCGCACCCTGTGCGCTGAGCTGTTGCAGCCGCTGGCTGAATACGACGGCGCAAATCCGTATCACGAGCACCGCGCTCTGATCACCCGCGCCCGCGCCGCCCTGCTCCAGGAACTCTCCGCGCCCGCCCCAGTGGTGGTGCCGGTGCCAGTGAGTGAGCGGCTGCCGGAGCCGGAGGAATGCACGGCACAAGGATGGTGCTGGGTGCTCTACCGAAACTTTGCCACCTGGACCTTGGAGCCACCGTTGGGCCAAGACGGAAAGCACACTTTCTACACCCACTGGCTCCCCGCCCACGCCATCCCGCTGCCCCAGGCCGGGGAGGTGCAGCCATGAGCGTTCCCCTGGACATCGTGATTCGACCCCTAAATCAGGAAAACCTCTGCGCAGCGCAGAGGCTAGTCGATGAAAATTTTGGCCATTATCCATGGCTGCATCGAAGGCTTTTCTTCTCTGTTTCTGATCCACAATTTCTTTATCGCTGGGCACTCTCAGTCGGTTGGCAAATCACTTCTTTGAGTGACTGGGTAGCATTGGATGCTGGTAATCGGGTTATCGGTACTGTGGGAGTTTATACATACCGCAAAGATGACAACGAAGCCTGCTGGCTTTCCTGGTTCTGCGTCGATTCAGGCTTTCGTGGGAATGGCATTGGGAAAAAACTGCTTCAGTTTGCAATTCAACTAGCCCGTCAGGCCGGGAAAAAATATCTTCGCCTTTACACTTCTACGCATCCATCCGAAGCAAACGCTCATGCCCTGTACAAGAAATTATTTAAGATCACAGGAAAGGAGTCAGAGCGCATCTATTTAGAGCTAGATCTATCAAAGGAGGTGCAACCATGAGCAACGACATTCGCAACCAGCAGGAGGCTGACCGATGAACACCCCCCTGAGCCACGCCGCGCAGGCGGTGCTGGATGCCTACGAAACTACTTTGGGGGTATCGCCAGGACTTGCCGCCGCCATTCGCGCCGCTGCTGATCAGGTGGTGCCGGAGGAGCCTGAAAATGAAGATTTTGACGGCGATAACCACGACGACAAAGCGGAGTGGTTGCAGTGGTCTCAACGCACTCATACACGCCGCGAACTCCTCGCCATCGCCGACGAACTGGAGGTCCAGCCATGAGCCCCGCCGACCTTCTCTGGCTGGCGATTGCGGTTCCAGTCCTTGCCTACCTGATCCTGCTGGCAATCGCTTTCCTGGTGCTGGTGTGGCTGGTCTACACTAAGCAATTCCCCTTTGTGTGATCGTGACCGACCTGGTAAACCAGCCATCTCATTACACATCCGGCTCCGTCGAGGTGATTGACATCCTTGAGCAGGCTGCCAGTCATTCCCCGGATCCCGTGCTGGCTGGGCTGCAGTGGCAAACCTTGAAATACCTGCTCAGGATGTGGTTGAAGGGGAACGCATTGCAGGACGCCATGAAGGCCCGCTGGTATCTCAATCGCCTGATCTCGCACCTGGAGCGCAGTGCCTGACCCCATCGAACCCCCAGCCCCGCCCAGCCGCGCCGCCCTGGCGGCCGTGCTGGCTCAGGCTGGCGAGCCTGATTGTCCGCTGCTGGCTGATCGGCCGGTCAGCGATGCCGGCGGTGCTCAGCGGATTGATTTGGCCAACGGCTGGCGGCTGAGCCTGTGGTGGCACCCAGGGCCGGAGCTTGCCCGCCTCTGGGCCGCCACGGCACCGGATGGCGGGATCTGGACCCTTGGCTGCGACCGCTGGCCGGACTGGAACGCAGGCCCCGAGGCGGTGGTGCTTGAGCCGCTGCGCCACTTGCTTACCGATGAACAGCGCGCGCGGCTGCAACAGCGCCTGCTGAACTGCGGCTGCTGGCCGGAGCCTGACCCGCTGCCGGAGCCAAAGCCGCCATCAATGGCAGAGATCGAGGAGCTCTACCCCTTGGACGTGATGGCATCGTGAAGCTCACCCCAGAGGATGTGGCCATCATCCGCGCCAGCACCGAATCCGGCGGCGCCTTGGCCCGCCGGTTTGGCGTGGCCAAGCAGACCATCTCAAGCATCCGCCTGGGTTACACCCATTGCCCCAAGCCGCCCCGCGAAGATCGCAAGGTCCACGACAAAACCGAAGGCCGGCTGGTCACCGCCCAGCAAGTGGAGGTGGTGCGCGCCGTGCTGGAGCGTGCACCTACCGAATCCCACCAGGCCGCCGCCGCGGCCCTGGGCCTGAGCCGCCACACCGTGCGCAAGATCCGGTTCGGCCTGCAATGGCCCGACGTGTTGCCGGAGCTGGAGCGGCTGGAGGAGCGCCACAGCGGAGCGTACTGCTACCGCTGCTGCCACTGGAGCGAGAAGGGTGATGGCTCCTGCACCTTGGGCATCCCCGAGGCGGCGCTGGAAGGGCAGCTGGCCGCGCGTGGCTGCGGGGCCTTCAGTCGCCGCCCCTAGCCTGGCCCTGGTGCATGGTGTTTCTGCCCCGACCCGTGATGGGTTGGGGTTTTTTATGCCAGCATCTGCCGCACCCTCCAGCGGGAGCACCCCAACCGCTTGGCGATGCGTTGCTGGGAGAGCCCAGCGCGGCGCAACCGGCGGCAGCGGTCGCGATCGGTTTCGAGGATCCAGGTCAGCAGCAGGACAGGCAGGAGCAGCAGGGCCAGGGCCCAGGCGATGGTGGTCATGGTGGTGAATGCTGTGGGGTGATCAGCCAGGGGTCAGCGACCGCGCCTGGTTGATGGGATCACCCTACATCGCCGAAGCGCTTATGCGTCGGTATCTAAGGAAAACGTCGCCAAAGCGCTAGGGTCCAGATCACTGCAGCGCAGCCTATCTATGAAGCTGGGATACGCCCGTGTGTCCAAGGAGGAGCAGGCCGATTCTTTGCCGGCCCAGGTGGGCCGCCTCCGGGGCGCCGGCTGCGATGCGGTGGTGGAGGAGCTCGAATCAGGCCGCAACGACGACCGACCCGGCCTGGCCGAGGTGGTGGCCGAGGTGCGCGCCGGCCGGGTGAGCGAGCTGGTGATCACCAGGGCCGACCGGCTGGGTCGTAATGCTGCCTTTGCCGATGAGCTGCTGGCCCTGTGTGCGCTGCGGGGGGTGACCGTCACCGCGCTGGACGGTGGCACCATTGAATCGGCCACGCCTCAGGGATTCCTGCAAGCCAGGCTGCTCACCACCATGGCCGAGGTGGAGTCGCGGATGCTGAGCCTGCGGCTGCGGCGCCAGTTCGAGCAGTACCGCTCCCAGGGCCGCCACCTGCGCCGGCGCAAACCCTTCGGCTACCAGGGCGGCGCCGATCACAAGCTGGAGCCACACTCGGAGCATTGGCCCCAGGCGTTGAAGGTGTTGCGCAGGCTGCGGGAGATTGGCAGCTTCACCGGCACTGCGAACGATCTGCCGGGCTGGTGCGCCTGGACCCCAGCGCCGAGCAGCCTGCAAGCCTGGTTCGTGAATCCGGTGATTCGCGGCCACATCGGCCACATGCTTGAGAAGGGCAGCGGCAAGGGTTGGGGCCAGCGGTGGGGAGAGATCAGATATGACCAGCACCCGGCGCTGATTGGTGAGGCCGACTGGCAAGATCTGGCCCAATTTCTGCGGCGGCCGGCGAATCGGTTTCAGGGCCACGCAAACGAAGTTCGCCATGGCCTCGCCGGCCTGCTGCGCTGCGCATCCTGCGGCCACACCCTTCGCCGGAACAACTCAGGCGGAACGGCCTGGTGGCGCTGCCGCCATCGGCTGTGTGAAGAGAAGGCCGGGATCCGGGAGGAGACGGCACTGGCTCAGGTGGTGGCCGCCTGCATCGCCGCCGCCGATCGGCTGGCAGCGGTGGCAGCAGCACCGACCGACGAAGATCCGGCGGTTGCCGCCAAGCGACGCGACCTGGAACAGCTTGAGGGGCTGGCGCGCCGCAATCCGGCGCTGGCGTCAGCATGTGCTGCCTTGCGGACGGAGATCGAAAGCCTGAGCCACCGGCCCAGGGTGTCGCCGGACTTACTGGCAGTTGCCGAACGCATCGGCGACCCCGCCTTCTTCACCGGCGCGTCTGCACCTGAGCAGCGGGCGCTGTTTGGCGCGGTGCTGGATTCGCTGCAGGTAGGTCGATCTGGGGAAGTCCACGCTCAGCCGCGTAGCTGGTGAGCCTGCTGGCCAGGGCTTCGCGGAGGGTCACGGCTGATCGGTGCTCATGCTCAACATTCTGATCCCCACCCCACCACCGCGTCAAGATCAGCACTCCAAGCACGGTCTGCAGCACATACGCAGATCACAGTTGTGATCGGGGGCCTGAGGGTCTTAGGCTCTGGCTAAGGACATCACTGCTACCCATGAGCAACACCACTTACAGCCTGATCAAGGAAGCCCAGGACCAGGCCGCCACCGAATTCGGCCGAATGCTTCGCCGCTGGCGCCGCCAAAACGGCTGGACCCAGTACACCGCCAGGCGCTGGGCCAGCGAGGCCGGCCTGGGCGAAGTGGTCAGGCATTCGGGCCTGAGCGAACTGGAACGCGGGATCACCAAGAGCCCCCGCAACGTGGTCTTTCTCAGCCTGGCCAACCTGAACGCCTTGATCCACCAGGGCGAGTACAAAGGCGTGCGCAGCCGCGACCTGCTCGACCAGCTCAAGGGCAGCCAGGCCATCTGTGATGAGTCCGGCAAGCCTTGGGGCCCTGAGGCCTTCTGGGCCTGCCATGCGGGCATCCTGCTGCCACCGGAGGCCTTGCGCGCTGCGCCCGCCACCCCAACCCCAGCGCTCACCGATGACCAGGCTGCCGAGCTCTGCGCCAGCTGGGCCGATCAGGCCCGGGAAGCCGCCCGCGCTGCCGGTGCTGGCCCTGCACAGCTGATGGCGGCCGGCGGTTTCGCACCGGCCCGGATGCGCCAGCGGTGGGCCGGGGCGGTGATGGGCCTCGACAGCTTCACCGCTGACGAACTGGCCGAGCAGTGGGATCCCGAGGCGTCGGAGTGGCGCCCGGCCCAGTGGCTGGCGGCCTGGAAAGAGTCCCTGATCCCGGCCGCTCCGGGGGGGGGGGTGAGTTCTGAGTCTTTCGTTTTTTGAGGGTTGCGGATCCCCTTAGCGAGCGGCTAAGGTTCGTGGCGTGCAGCACTTCACCTCACCCATGCACCAAATGTCCACCGAGCTGGCAT